GCCATACCGCCTAAAGCTTGCCCTGGGTTATAACCACCGGCCATACCGCTAGGAACTCCATAAGTTGGAGCTGGCATACCGTTAGGTAAATTACCTAGTCCTTGCCCCATACCACCAGCTAAATCAGTAGGGAGTTGTCCTAAATTAGGGGTCATGTCTACTGTGTTAGGATTAAAAGGGATACCTTGGCCGAGTCTATCCCTGAACATAGCAATCTGCTCTGGACTTAATTGGAGCGGATACGGCTGGAAACCTCCTGGCGTTGACGGAAGCCCAGGGAACCCTCCGAGCTGTTGCCCTGCTTGTTGCGCTGCTTGTTGCGCTCTGTAATCCTCTACGCCTCTTTGCTGTCTTGCATCTCTTCTAGCTAGGTACTGCTGTCGGCGCTGTTGCCTTGCGGTAAGCTCTGGCATCTCTGTTGGCTGAGCTTGCACTTGGCCGCCTGGTCTAAACTGCCTACCTCTTCTTTCAAGGTATTGCTGTCGGCGCTGTTGCCTCGGTGTTAGCTCTGTTAGTCCTCCTCCTGTTGGAGGTCGTCTCATCATTCCTCTAGCCATCTTATAACTCCGCTTTCTTACCTTGCTTTGTTTTGTTATATGCCTTTTCTAAAGCCCCTCTAACTGAGTTAGCTTTAACTAAATTACCGCTTGCATCTCTGTACATACCAGCGCTTAATCTGTTTACTTGCCCTGCTTCTGGTCGTACCTCTCGCACCTGTTCTGGCTCCGCACCGTCGGGAGGTACTAGCGTAGTAGCTGCAGTCAATAAACGCTCATACTCTGGCTGTTCTATTCTGCCTTCTGCTAAACCTTGATCTAAGTTGCCCTTAATAAGATCAAAAGTTATGCCTTGTTGAGCGGCAAAATGCTTCATATTTGCCATAGCGATATTCGGATCGTCGCCGGCATTACTTAAAGCACCTCTTACAAACATTCTGCCCAAAGAACGATTGTTATCGCCAAGAAAGCCATAAGCAGAAACTAGAGCATCAGATAACTGCACCGTTGGTTCGTATGCTGTTGGATTAGCTTCAGCCATTTCCTTCATTGCACTAGTTTTTAATACTGATCCGTCTTTACCAAAATCGGTTGTAGATCCATCTGCCAAAGTACCTTGCCAGTTTTCGTCTAAAACGCCTCTTTCTTGTAAAGCACCTCTCACGCTATCTCGACGCATCTGCCCTTTATCTTTTGAACTGCCCATGTATCGACTAGCAATAATACCTACAGCAGCGCCTATAATCGTTCCTACCACCGGCACTACTGAGCCAGCCATAGCGCCCGCTGCCGCTCCACCAGCTACGCCCGCAGCACCACCAGCTAAACTTGCTAAGCCAGCAGCACCTAAACCGAGCGAAAGCCCACTCATAGCACCACTTACACCGCTAGCTATATCTCTCTGCTTGCCTTCGGCCATAGAGCCAGTTATATCGGCGGTCTTTTTAGCACCGTATAAACCTGCTGCTATTTGAGCGCCTGGCACTAAATAACCTCCGAGCGCCTCTGTTGCCCCTGTTTGAGCTGCAGATCCTAAAGCACCGGAAGCGGCCAAGTTAGTAGCTCCACCCACTCCCATTACCCCAGCGCCGGTATAGTCGCCACTCTTGTACGCCTTATACGCACTAGCTAGCTGCGCTGCTCCTGCCGCACCCTGTAGCACCTTCCCAAAGTCTATAGAGTCAAGAAACCCTGGCTCTTGTAAACTCTCTGTAGGCACTACCGCTTGCCCTATAGATCCGTCAGCTTGAGTACTTACATCTATTGCAGTAAAGCCCTCTGGCACTTCAGCGCCTTGTATTGGAGTATAGAACTTATCTGCTTGCACCATTTCTTGAGCGCTACTAAACCCTGTCGGAGCCGTAGTTGAGCCACCTCCTAGCGCTTCTGCTAGCTTGGCTCCTCCCTCTGTAGTCTTTCCTGCAGCTTCTGCCGTTGAAGTCAAATAATCATAAGCGGCTACAGTACCAACCCCTCCGACTACCTTGCCGCCTGTTTGCGCTAAGCCGGCATTTCTTTGCCCTCGAGCAGCCCTTCTAGCTTGATCTCTTTTAGCGCCTGCAATACCACCCTCACCAAAAGCCATTTCTGAAGCTTCTGGCCCCGAGTATCCTTGCCTTCTAAGCTCTTGATACCGAGCTAACATTTCTGAATAACTTGCCATAATTACAACGGTGTCCCAAATCCTATTTTACCACCCCTACCATAAACTTCTAAGGTATCCTCACCGCCGGCGAACATAGTCTTAGAAACCTTCTGCCTTGCAAAATCATCAGCTAGCTTTTCTTGGAATCGAGGTAGTATTGTAGTCAAGCCGTGAATCTCGGCAAACCTCTCTAGTATTCCCTGCTCAAATGTCTTGGGATTAAAAATCGTGCTATCTGAATCAGCTAAAAACTTTGAATAACTGCCGTCAAAATACGTCCAAGTAAGAACGCCATCAGAAGCACTTCCGCTAGTGTGAGTAGGAGGAGTAGCGCCTGCTGTACCTCCAGTGGCTGTTGTGTAGTAATTTCCGTTGTAAATACAGTAGCTACCGTTTCCAAAGCTTTGCCCGCTTACCCATTTCTTCGGTGTAATAGTACGATCCGAAACGTACTCAAAGATAATAGTATCTGTAGAGGCGTTGCTAGCTGGGAGTATTTCTAGCCGGCTATCTGTAATCCCTCGGATCTGAAACTCATCATAAATAGTAGGATTTAGTCCGTAACCTTTTCTATCAGCATACGTTTGCTCTGAGATAGCTCCTGACAATCGCCACCGAGAAGACTGATTCCAGAACGTATCATAGTGGTAACTTGAGAAGTCATTCGGGAGATTGTAAGAAGACTGCCCAGCCACTAGAGTTATACTGGCACTCTTAAACATCTTATTCCAAAGATAGCTATTAGCCATCTCCTGATTTACCCGATTAGCGATTGCCAGGAGCTGTTTTGTTGTGGTGTCATTATTGCCAATAACAGAAGCGCCGATAGTATAACCGGCTTCGTCTGCTACCGCTTGTATGCTTTCGATAAGAGTCGTCATTCCACCTTTCTACGTCGTTTCCGTTTCTCCGCTAGTATATCACTATCTGGATCGGTCTCTGCTACATCTAATTTGAGATCTGTACCTTCTGTGGCGTTTATTCTTGCTATTAAAACCTCTAGCTTTTCCTCGAGAGATTTGCTGCGCTTTCTTTCGGCTTCTACAGCTTGCTCTAGCGCTACTACTCGAGACTGATCGCTCTGTGAGTTTTCTACCCACCTCTTAGCAACATCACAAAACCTACCTAACGTCCCTAACTTTTGCTTTGCAGCATCTGGAGCTTCTGCTAGCTGCTCAATGGTATGGAAGCCGATATGCTTAAACTCTCTAGCTGCTGAACCAGGAATAGCGCTCCACTCGTCTATTGGAGTACCTTTTAACCCTAACTCTATGCCAGCTTTCCAAGCTTCGTACTGCTCTCTAAAAACACCCTCTTTATCTCGTTTTTCTACCGCTCGAACGGTTTCATCCATGCCGCCAAACTTAACCCAAATGGTCTCTACCTCGTCATAAACCGGCATTCCTTCAGCAGCGCTCTTTAATGGATTCTCTCTGTACTCTAAAGTAAAGCGTACATTTGCTCTATGGAGCGGATTTCTACCGCTATTTCTTTCTTCTAATAACTGTGCGTAATCTCTCATCTTTATTATCTCCCAAAATAAAGTAGGGGAGGTTTCCCTCCCCTTTTATGCCGGTTAATTAACCGTCAAATAGCCAGTAGATTTGACCTCTACTGTTCCAGCGCCTGTAAGCGTTGTAAGCCCGACTACGTTCTTAATAAGCGTAGTAGAAGCATCATCAACAACACCAGCAGTCGCCGTTGTTTGTAGGTTAGCATCAGCAGCGTAAGAAGCAGCGGCTTTAACCTTAATTCCGCTTCCTACTCCACCACCAGCTACGCCTCCAACCCATACCCATAGGTATTCATTGTCAGCAGCAGCTACCTGAGCAATACCTACCTGCAAGTTATTACTACCAGCGTTGGTAGTCGTAAGCATAGCAGCTTGCCCATCGTCGCTAATCTTTACCGCAGCATATTGATCTATAGCTCCATCAGCTTGAACGAAGATAAAATCTCCATGCTTCGAGCTACCTAGATCGCCAACCACCGCCGGCAATCCATCATCCGCTGTTGTAAATGTCTTAGTGTAATTAACACCAAATGATCCTGATTTACTCATTTCTCTACCCTCCTTATGCGTAAATTACAGCTTGAAGCGGCGGAGCCGAGCAACACAAGTTAGCTTCCAGAATAATGATCGAGAACATTGCGTCCTGATCTACTGGTCGCTGCATATCTGGCGTTAGCGGCTTGAAGTCTGCGTCACGAACCATATCGAAAGTGATATACTCCGTATTTAGCAAACGGCAAGAATTAGTCTCAAGGACAGCGGTACCGAAACCACCGTCAAAGACAAAATCTACACCATCATAGTTGAGCAAACGAAAGCCCGCTTCTCCCTTCTTCTTCGGCGCTTGGATACGCTGAATAGCAGTAAGAGAGCTGTGTAGGTACTTCCACGCTGTTCTATCCATTACACCCAAATCCGGCATTTCATCGCCCCGAGTTACTTGGGAGATAGTATCCGTGATGGTTTCTTGGATATTAGTAGCTGACATTGTTACGTTTACAGCTACGTTTCTTGCAAACGTATTTGTAGAACGATCAATACCACCGTAAGTACCAGCAGTTGGAGAAGTTGAGACCATCTTTTTAAGACCGTCTAGCTCCAATCCGCCAGCTCCTGTACCGTCACCCCGAAGAGAGTTAGATACGTTGTTTTTAAGTCGAGAAGTAGCTGCCTTAATCTTAGCTTCCACTAGATCGAGTAGCTCTGCCTCACCTCGGTTAGCTCGTCTCTCACGACCGTTGATAGCTACCGGCTCATATGCTTGCTTAACTGCAAACTGGAAAGCCGTTAGATCGTCGGAAGCCGTAAGATCAAACGCACTGTAACCCGAATACCAATTACCTACAGCGCTATCGTTGTACATAACTGGCTTTCGGAACTCATAACCACCGCTCTTGCGAACGATGTTCCCCTTCTCCGTTAGTGTACGTAGAACAGGATGGTTCCCTAGAACCAAATCTGCAATGGCATCGCTCTGATCAAACAGCGTCGCTACCAATGCTTCTTGTATATTAGCCATTTCTTACCCCATTATTAAGACCTACAGCTCGCTTAATCTTCGCCGTAGATTCTCTCTTATGTCTTTTACGTCTATCTTCGGGGGAGCGCTACCTACACTGCCCGAAATGCTTTTAGTAGCTTTTTTAGCTCTAGCAGTCTGCGCCTGTTGTGCTTTCACATCTCTAGCACCTGTAAGCTTTCGCTCGAGGTCGCTGAAGATTGGATCGCCCTTTACCACATAGTTATACGCTGTCTCAAGAACCTCTTGAGAGGAGCGCCCACCCTGTTGGCTTAGAGCCGACACTATAGGAGCCATTCTCTCTTCTAGCTGCGCTGCCGTCTGTGCATCGGTAGCTGTAAAGAGAGGTTTACTCTGCATAAACTGTTGTACACTACCTAGGGTTTGTACGGCTACCTCTTTTTCTCGCTGCTCCTCCAGCATGCGGCTGATCCTCTCCTCCGCTATGGATTCTGCCTCTTCCCTAGTAAGGTAATTGGCATTAGGAGCTGGCTCTTGCCTTGATACCTCCCCAGGTATTGGCGCTCTATCTAGTAGGTCATCTACCGTCAACCCATAAGCATCTAACCAATCTAGCGCCGTATCCACTGGATTGCTCTGCATAGCCATATCCCACTCGATCGACCGATCAAATACATCTTTAGCGCTTATGCCGGTCTTACTGTAGTGATCTCGGTGCTTATTGTAGGTCTCATAAAATGGCTGAGTCTCATTCTGTAGCTTTTCTAGCTCTACCCTTCTCTTTTCGTACTCTTGCCGAGTCTCTAAAGAGCGCCTAGAAAGATAGCCCTGTAAAACGTGACTATTTTCCCGAGTAGGATTAAGAAACGCTTCTTGCTCTGCCTTATTCATATCCGAGGGAGGAGCCACTGCTCGAGGAGCTTCCACTACCTCTACCGGCTCTTCCTCGGTGTAATTTGTTGGCTCCATAGCTGTATCAGCTATCGAGCGCACATCTTCGCCGGTATACTTAGACTCTAAAGATTCTCTAATGCTGTTAGACTCTTCTACTATTTCTTCTGTTGTTTCTTCGTTATCCATTCAACCTCTCCCGCAGTTGTTGCATAATGTTATTAGTCAGTTTCTTGTTGTCATCATCAAAGCGCTTGTGGGGATCGTAGCCACGCTCATAAGCGTCACCCACTTCCACCACGCCCGCCTCCCGATACCTTTTTCGGAGCTCAGATTTGCTCGTAAATATCTCTTTTGGATTAAGAGGGTTTCTAGTTGGCTCCATGTCATCTTGAATAAAGAGATCTCTAGCCCATGTTTCCCGCCTAACCTCTTCTATTGGTACTACTTTTTTTTGTACCGGACACCACTGATATAGCTTGTATTTACTCATCATCTAACTCCAATAACATAAGAAGGAGCGTTATCCGCCGCTTCCTATCAATCCCCACTACCTCGCCAAGCTTTGGCTCCTGATAGAGCTTAGCTTGTAAAACCTCTCTTAAACTCTCCTCCTCTACTTCCGGCGCTAGCTCTACCTGCTCGAGCTGCTCTTGGAGGAGCTGAGCGGCTACAATCTCCTCTAGCCGTTGCTCCTCCCTCTTACGTCGCTTTCTATCGGCGTCCAGAATATCCGAGGTATCTCTTCTAGTAAGAATACCGCCAGGTAAGCCATACAAGAAGTGAAGATGATTCTGAAAGCCACCATTAGTCACTATCTAGCCCTGTAATCGGTAATGCCGTTGCATCAGTTGTTATAGTACGCTCCCCTAGCGTCGTACTGTCATCACTTTTAGTTATCACCAGCTTTGAGCCATTAACCTGTGTGTTATGAACGCCTTGAGCAATCATTCCATAAAGCGATTTTAGCGATAAAGTGTCACCTGTTCCGCTTGCTTCTACATTACTTGTAGACCGTTTCAAAACTGTATCCGCTATCTGTGTAGCTGTAGGTATGCTTCCAGACGTGCTAACTACCGTACTATTCGCTGATTGAATTAAGAGGGTTTGCACTCCTGCTGAGTAAGCGACTGGGTCTCCCCCTGGTCCTCCGACGAGGTTTCCTCCGGCGACTCGTGCAATGTAGTTTCCGACTGGAAACAACAGTTGCCACGACCCCAGTAACTCGACGGTGATACCGACTTGGACGCCGGGTCCGAGGTCATCAAGCCCTGATCCTTTTCCGATTCTTTCATAGATAATTCCCTCCTCACTCCATTGCGCTAACTTA